TGGAGTGGGCTGGGGCGTGGCTGACGGCATCGCCGAGGGCGTGGCCGCCGGTACAGCCGGGGACGCGGGGACGGTGTGCTCCGGCGCAGGGGTGGCCGCCGGGCGGTTCATGAGGCCCGCGTCCACCGGCGTGGGCCGGGGAGAGGGGGTGACGGTGATCTGAGCGGTGCCCGCCACGGGGGCGTCCGGCTCATCCGGGGTGAGAGAGGAAAAGAGATAATAGCCCGAAATTCCTATTGCGGCGACGCAGAGGAACAGGACTATGTAGAAGCCCTTGCCCTCCAGAAAGTCGCCCATTCGTTTCAAGAATGGTTTTTTCATGCTGTTTAGCACCTCCGAGCCTATTGTGGACAGGCCTGGGCTTGGATATACATGGAAAATAAAAAAATTTCCCTTGACCTTCCACGGGGTGCAGGGTGTATTAAGAGAACGGCGATTTAAGAAAATTTTAACCAGGTGCGGCTCTGGAGTGACTGGAACTCTAGGCGTGTAGGCAAAAAATGATACTAGCTCGTTACTAATACGTTACTAACGGCGGATTCCTGGTGATTTTGTCAGGCCAGCTTTTTCACCTCTTTGGCGAGATCGGCGGGGGTGGGATGAATGTAGGTGGCGGTGACATTTCCCTTGAGGGAGTGCCCCAGGAGCAGCTTCACCTTGATCTCGTCCACTCCGGCACGGCTTAGAAGGGTGGCGAAGGTATGGCGGCACCAGTGCGGGGTGGCCTCTGGTATGCCGAGCTGCTCTACCACTGGGGTAAACACCGAGATGCGGTAACGGTCGGAGGACATGCCTTTTTCCGCTGACAGCCATTGTTGCACGTAGGCGGAGATCTTGGGGTGGATCGGGATAATCCGGTCACGGCCTGCCACGCTTTTCACGCCGCACTGGAGGTAGCCGCCATCCTCGGAGCGGTAAGCGAAGGGGGTAAGGGACAAGAACTCGCTGATGCGCAAGCCGGTATAGCACAGAACCATGGCCTCTGATGCGCCGGGAAAACCGGCCCGCGCCAGCTCCTCCAGTTTGGCAAGCTGGAGATCATTGAGCGCCCCCTTTTTGACCTTGATGTCGACGGTGGGGATATCCAAATAACGAGAGTAATCTTTCCCGATAATATCACGTTTCATGGCGTAGGCGTGCAATGCGCGGATCAAAATTGCATCGTTGTTGATGCTGGACTGGGAGCGGCCCTCGTCCTCACCCTCGTCCAGGATGGCCTGCCACTCGTCCAGGGTAACGCTGCGCATTTTACGGGCGGCGTAGCGAGAGACACGCTGGTTCCAGGATGCCTTGTGGGAGGCAACAGAGGATTTCCCGCTCCTGGGGTACTCCCGCTCCGACCAAGCGGTATAGACCTGTTCCACGGTCCAGGAGAGCATATCCGCACTGGGGGTCTGCCCGGCGGCAGCCTTGCGGTTATACTCCTCCAGCGCCTCCTGGGCTTCCTGGAGCTTGGCGTGGTAGCTCAGCGCCACCTGGCGCACGTAGCCGTCTTTATCCCTGGCGGAGATCTTCACGATATAGGGCCGCCGGCGGTTGCCTGAGAGCTTTACAATGGAGCCGGTGCCGTTTGCACGTCGCATGAGTAGGCCCCCTTATTTTTTGGCATGGCTGACAATCATCTCGGGCGGATTTAGGCCCCAGGAGACTTGCAGGGCGCTGTCCTGCCCCAAAATGAGCTCCCGGCTGTAGACACCGCACTCCACCCGAACGAGGCAAGAAGGGGCCTCCAGAGACGTAGAGACGCTACCGCCGGGGCCGATACTGCCCAGGAGCTGCCCGTCCACGTAGACGGAGACGCCGGTGCTGGCGAGTTCATTGTTGACCTGCATCACGGTAATTTTCATGGCGTTCACTCCTTGTGATGATACAAATGTTCGATTGTTGGTGTTTTAAGAGACCGGGGCCACGGCCCCGGCTCTTTGCTAGATATCAATCTTGGATTAAATCTGGAGATTGCTCTATACGTAATGTTTCCCTGTATTCCGCTGCGTCTGGCACGTCAACAAATTGCACAGTTGCATTGTGATTCTCCAAAACGAGTTTCTTGATCTCTTCCAAATCCACCTTAAAGAATTCCTTCCTAGGATTGACTTTATTGACCTGCCTCTTTTGAAAATGATGGTGCAATAAGGTTTCCAGCGCAGGTGCATCTTCAGAAAAGATCAGAGCATGCACATCGAACGGGAACGGGACAGAAGCGCTACTCAATTCACTTATACGATCCATTGGATCAAGTCGTCTAGTCATACCAATTTTAAATATACTTTCTCCAAAGGAGCCAATGTTCGAAATAATATATACAAATCCGGCACGAGTATTTTGCTCTCGTTCGAGAACGTTTTCCTTGTCAGAGGCCAATGCTTTTAGTTTTTCTTCTAACTCTTGAATTTTATCTATATAAAGTTGCTTCTCAACATCATCCTTTGCCTTTTGCATATAACCCATAAGCTTCTTCACTTCATTGCTAAATTGAGTTTCTTCCTTCTCAATTTTCTGCTTTTCGCGTTCTATCTCCCGGCGGACCTTTTCTTCTTCAATCATTTGCTCACGAATGGCTTTCTTCTGTTCACGTTCTTCATCAACCTTGAGCATATAAGCATAGACCAGGCTCAATTCTTCTAGCTTCATGGAGAAAAAATTTTGAGATATCTGTACGCCATCTACTAGAAAGATTTTATTCAATGCATCATAGGAACGTTGTATTTTGGTGCGGACGCTATCAATATTATTTGGAGTAACACTCCCGATCAAAGAGACTGTTTCGGAATTAAAGCACCTCAAAATCTGCTTCTTTTGGCTCTCCAGTACACGTTTTGTTGCGCTGTCATTTGTGATAACAAGGGCATCCCCGGATTTCACCAGTTCATCTTCACGGGACTTTAAAAGAGCGAGCTTATTTTTAATTTCATCAGATTTCAGGTCAGAATAAGCGTCAACAGAAACCATCGCACACAGGCTATCCTGCTCCAGTATTTTCAATTCCTTTTGCAGGTTCTCCTTTTCTTCGGCAAGCTTTACAACTTCTTGCTCCGCCTTTTTTACACGTTCATCGGCGCTTTGGGTCTTTTTCCAGTAATAGTCCAACGCTTCGCGGTGTTTGGCCTCGTATAAACTGTCACCCTCACTTTTTTTCTGATTCACGTAAGCATCTGCGGCAGCCTTTGCGGCCTTTAGATTTTCATAACTCTTTGTTTTTTGCTTTTCAACCAGCCAAAGGATCAGGAAAATGACCGCCAGAATTACAAATGCCCACACACAAATCCTCTCCTATTTCTAAATTGTCGTGGTGTCCAAGTTGGACACATTCATAAGTATTGATCCACCGCAAGGTTGCCATGCTTATACCAGCAGATGGCCTTGCGGACAAGATCCTCAGTAACACCGAAACGCTCGGCTAGATCCCAGACCTCTGTGCAGCCCTCGTGCGCGGCGGCCTCCAGAGCGTCCAGGGGAAGGAACTGCTCGATTTCCCACTTGTCGGCCCGGTTCTCATGCTTTTTCTTTATATCGCAGGCCGCCCAGCGGTTATAGAAGCTGTAGGTCATACAATGACCGACCTCGTGGCCCAGGGTGGTGAACTCATCCGCTATAGTCTCGAATTTCCACGGGTTCAGCGCGATCGCGCGCCGGTCAAGCGATGGAATGAAAATCGAGAAGGACTTGGCGAAGGGCATGGTGTACCAATCTACATCAATCCCCTGATCCACGGCAAAATCATAGAGCTCATAAAGATTCATTCCTGGTCTTTCTTTTTCCTCCACTGCTCGGCCTTGAATCTGGCGTATTCGTACACGTCATCCCACAGGGCGTCTCTCTCCTCGGGGCTCATATCCATGTCCCCACCCATGAATGCCGCCATGATGGTGTCACGGTCCAGCTCGTCCCCATTCTTCGGAGCGGGGGCGGGCTCTTTTTTTTCACCAGTCAGTAAATACTCCACCGAGGTGCCCAGAACTTCCGAGATCTTGGCAAGCCGCTTTGTATAGGAGGCAGAGCGTCTCCGACGCCAATCGCTTGCGGTGTCATCGGAAACCCCTACGAGTTTAGCAAATTCTCGCTGCTCCATGGGCAGGCGATCGAGGATTTCAAAAATCCGATCAACCGTATCCACTTCGCTCACCTCCAAAACGTAAAATTTCCGGGTGTGTTTTTGTTTAAACTTACAAAACCGGAGTTTTTCCGAAAATCTTATTGACAACCGGAGAAACTCCGGCTATGATTTAACCACAGGTAAACAAGAGGGCGCGGCAACGCCCCAGCAGACTGGGAAGGGGGTGCTCATATGCTCACAGAGGAAGCGAATATAGGAATTACACAGGAGGCTGTCACCTGTGCAGCCAGACATTTCGTTGCCGCTCATGAAAGTGCCGCAACTGAGATACCTGTCAAATTTGGTGATATCTGTGTGGGTTGTAGGTATGCGAAAACCTGCCTAGGCGACTGGTTAAGGGCGGCGGCCCCAATTTTTGAGGCCGCCCAAGTGTTTCCAACTTTGCTCCGAAATGATCAGTGACCAGCACCATGGAGCAGCGGGCATGCCCGGCCATCTGCGCCATTTCTACTACACCCATATTCCTGTGCATGGGAACAGGCATAGGCGATTACCTTGTCGCTGGGCGGCAGTCCGCCGCCGAGCTGGATACGCTCTACGGTCACGGTAATCATTTGCTGGCTGTTTGTTTCCGGACAAAGTCCAGACACTGTCTTTCGCATGTGAAACACCTCCTTTCTCCGCCCCAATATTACCATAGGGGTGGAGAGAGGACAAGGGCGCGGCAACGCCCGGGGCAATTCGGAAAGGGGGGATAGCATGCTGACGACCCTGCTAGGAGTAGCCGCAGTTGTATGCGCGATCGGCTGGCTGAAAAATCGGCTGGCTCTGTTGAGCATCCTGTACTACATCATGTGGGCGGAACTTCCAGAGCCTAGCGACGAGGAGATCAAATACTGCGCGAAAAAAGTAGCTCAAAGGGTTCTGCACATTAAAGACCGAAGTGAGCTTTAATCGGCGTTGTGCATTACACCAGAGGTTAAACCTATCATACCACATCAAACAGTCTCGAACAACACCAAATTTAGAGGGGGTGAAGTGGTGAGAATCTGCGAGCTGATGGAGCAGAGGGGCATCCAGCGCATCCAGTTGGCCGACGCCATGGGAGTGTCGCCTTCTTGCATTACCAAATGGGTGAAGGGGACGGCGCTGCCGAGTGCCGACAAGCTACCCCGGCTGGCCGCCATCCTGCAATGCAGCATTGACGCCCTCTATGGCCGTGAGCCGCCTGGGGGTGCAAACGGGGCGGCAAACTGAGAAAGGAGTTACTTATGTTTTGCACACCGGAGCAGCGGCAGATTGGCCGCTGGATTGAGAACCATTATGACATTGACAAGGTGCAGTGCGCCGAGGTGGTCACCAAGAACGCGGTACGCCTGACTCTCCGGGGCCACGAACCCACCATCCTGATCCTCCGCCAGAATGGGCGGGTGGATCAGATTCCCGAGGCGGCGCTTTTCGAGGAGGCCGTCTGACCTCATGCTTATATTGTACCCCCAGGGAGGAGTGATTACCATGCCGCAGGACAGGCGGAATATCTACAAAATCGCCCGCGAGGCGAAGGGATTGACCCAGGAAGCAGCCGCGGAAAAGCTGGGGATCTCGGACAGCTCCATCCGGGCCTATGAGACCGGCCAGCGCATCCCGCCCCCGGAGGTGGTAGACCTGATGGTCATTGCCTACGACAGCCAGCTCCTGGGCATCCAGCACCTGCGGGCCAGCGCCGACATGGCGCGGAGCATCGTGCCGGATATCCGAGAGGTGCGGCTCCCGGAGGCCATCATGGAGCTGCTGGACCGGGTATATGGCTTTGTGGACGCCCACCGGGACCGGGAGCTGCTGCGCATCGGCAAGGACGGCATTATCGACGATCAGGAGCGCCCCATCTTCGACGCCATCGTGGCGGAGCTGGGCGACTTGGTGGAGGCCGCCATGGCCGTGCGCTACGCCAAACACAATGCTGGCCCTGGATAAGGCAGGTTATGAGATCGTATTTCATATTCATGATGAGGCAGTGATAGAAGTCGAAAAGGAGAACGCAGAGGCATCGTATAAACGCATTAGAGAAATCATGTGCAGCCCTATCTCATGGGCCAAGGGCCTGATACTCAATGCAGAGGGGTTTACCTCTGATTACTACATGAAAGACTAATGAACAAAAAAAACGATAGAAAGGAGGAGGGCGCAGCATGATAAAGCTAAATATCTCGGTAGGTAAGAGCCGCTGGGACAAGAACTGGAAGAACAAGATCATGACCTGGAAAGAAATGGTAGACCGCTTAGCGAAAACAACGCGAACGCATGAAACCGTAGCAGAGTACAAGGCCATGAACAAGGACGACCAGGGACGTATCAAGGATATAGGGGGCTTTGTCGGGGGGCATTTGGAAAATGGCCAACGCCTAAAAGGAAATGTAAAGAATAGGAGCCTAGTAACACTGGACGTAGATTATGCTGGGCAGGACTTCTGGGATAACTTTACATTAATAAATGATTATGCAGCTGCTCTTTACTCCACCCATAAGCATACGCCAAAGAGTCCTCGACTTCGACTCATCATACCTCTGAAAAGACCGGTCACGCCGGAACAGTATGAAGCAATCGCCAGGCGTATCGCCGACGATATCAATATAGAACTGTTTGACGATACGACGTATCAACCAAGCCGTCTGATGTACTGGCCTAGTACGCCTAAGGACGGTGTCTACTTATTTAAAGTGCAGGAGGGGCCTATACTGGACCCCCAGGAAATCCTGGACACCTACGACGACTGGAGCGACTGCAGCTACTGGCCGGAGTCCAGCCGCAGCAAGCAGAAAAGAAAATCACTAAAAGACAAGCAGGAAGATCCCTTGACCAAGAAAGGAGTCATAGGAGCTTTCTGCCGTACCTATACGATACACGAGGCCATTGATACTTTTCTTAGTGATGTATACGAACCTTGCGATACGGAGGATAGGTACACCTATATAAATGGATCTACGAGCGCGGGGCTAGTCGTCTACGACGATAAATACGCCTACAGCAATCACTCTACGGACCCAGCAGGCGAGCAGTTATGCAACGCTTTTGACCTGATCAGAATACATAAGTTTGGCCATCTCGACGAAACAAACGGAGCAAATACTCCGGCAAACAGGTTGCCAAGCTATAAGGAGGCCTTAAAGTTCATATCCGACGACGGACGGACGAAAAAGACCATCGTATCCGAGGGCATCAAAACAAAGGAAGATGACTTCGCCGACATAGATGTAGGCGACTACGATGATAGCTGGATAGAAAAGCTGGAAGTAGAAAAAGGGCAGGTCGTAAGCTCTATAGATAACATTGTACTTATCTTGGAGAACGACCCAAAATTAAAAGGCATCTACGCCTATAACGAGTTTGACCATATAGAAATAGCCACGAGCTCTATGCCGTGGCGCAAGGTGTCTGTGGAGCTGGATAAGTCATTGCGAGACAGCGATGATTCCAACCTTAGACACTATCTAGAAAGAAACTACAAAATCACTGGAAAAGAGAAGATCCGCGACGCTATTAGGGTCGTGGCCAACCGTAACACATTCCATCCGGTTAGAGAATACCTCGAGTCCTGTCAATGGGACGGTGTGGAAAGAGTAGATACTCTGCTTATAGACTATCTGGGCGCAGAGGACTGTGAATATGTACGAACAGTTACCCACAAAACGCTCGTAGCTGCCGTGGCCAGAGTATATGAGCCCGGATGCAAGTTCGACTACATGCTTACGCTTTCCGGTGCACAGGGTATCGGTAAGTCTACGTTATTTGACCGTTTAGGCGGTAACTGGTTTAGCGATAGCTTAACGAGCGTAACAGGCAAGGAGAGCTATGAGCAGCTGCAGGGTGTATGGATCATGGAAATGGGAGAGCTAAGCGCGCTAAAAAAGTCTGAAGTAGAAGCCACTAAGCTTTTCCTCAGCAAGCGAGAGGACAGATACCGCAGAGCCTATGGAGAACGTGTGGAACAATTTCCAAGGCAAAACATTTTCATCGGTACAACAAATGAGAAACAGTTCCTAAGAGACGATACCGGGGCTCGTCGTTTCTGGGTCGTAGACCTGGTAAATAAGGCCGAGCATAATCTTTTTGAGGAACTTGATAAGGACACTGTGGCCAAGATATGGGCCGAGGCGAAGATATACTACGACCTTGGCGAAGATCTAAAGCTAGACAAGGCCACAGAAGAAGAGGCCAGAGCTATTCAGGACGCACATGGGGAGGACTCTCCAAAGCTAGGTATGATTACTCAGTACCTAGACACTCTGCTACCGAAAGACTGGGCAGATATGGATATATACCAGCGCAGGAGCTTCCTGCAGGGAGACACTTTCAACGCGCCAGGAGACGGTGTAGCGGAACGTGAAAAAGTATGCGCTGCAGAGATATGGTGTGAGGTATACGAGAAGAAACTAGGAGATCTTACTAACTACGAAGCAAAAGAAATTAACAAACTGCTGGATAAGATACCTGGGTGGAAGAAATCAAAATCAGTTATTAAGTTTGGCCCTTTATATGGAACTCAAAGAGGGTATAGGAGGATAGGGTAATGGAAAGAGAAAAATTAAAAGAATTAAAACCATGTCCTTTCTGTGGTGGAGAAGCTAAACTTGTAAAAACAAAAGTTAAGTTTAGTCATTTTGGAAAAACTGGCGGAACCTATTATGTGTATTGCAAAAATTGTGAATGTAAAACAGATTTTAAAAAAGATAGACAACTTGTTATTGAATCATGGAACAGGAGAGTAAATGAAGATGCTGAATAAAGAAGAATGTTATATTGCATTAAATGATATGTATGATTGCACATTAACTGGAAAAGCTGATTGCAAAACAAATCGTGAAATACTATCTAATTTAATCAAAGAACACTTTGAGCTTGTTGAAGAGTATAAAAAATTAGAGACATCAGATGCGAGTAAGGAAGAATGCACAATCGAGCAGCACGGGGAAATCAAACGACTAAGAAGTGAGTTAAAACAGCTTCAGGATGAGGTCGATAGGTATAAGCATGAATATTATTCGATGTGCGATTTGCTTGAAAATCAATAAGTGCATAAGTCTAAACAGGGAAACAATAGGGTAAACAAAGTGCACGAAAAAGGTAAACAAAACAAACAAGGTAAACAAAGTAAACAAATTTTAGGGTAAACAAAGTAAACAAGTTAAAAATGCTTTGTTACCTAGTTTGTTTACCGAAAAAAGCCGATAAATAGGCTATAAAACGCTAAAAGTAAACAAAGTAAACAACTTTTTAGTAAAAAGTGTAAAAAGTATAAATAGGGGTTAATATCTATATAGTTATTACCTATTTACAGTATATATTATATAAACTGAAAAACTTGTATACTTTGTTGTCAAAAATAAGGAGGACTTATGAAATGAGTGATTTACCGATAAAGATTGAGGAAGCGACAGAGCTATTATCTGAATTTTATGAAAAAGCCGAAAGAGTGCCTGTGAGGGAATTAATGGCGGAGGCTAAAAGGCGAAAAATACCTAGAAAAAGCATGAAATGGGCCAGAAACTCATGGGCCTTATCAACGACTTGCATAAATGGCGTGTACTACTGGGAAAGAGGATAGCTATGGAGGAGCTGAAAAAGATCACAAAAGATATGCTAGATGGCATATCGGATGATAAGGCGCTGTACGTGATAAATCAATTAGTGCAAAAATATTGGCTAGAGGAGAGTAGTATTGAAATGTCAGGAATAGCAGACGGCTTTAACCCAGACAAGAAGCCGAAGAAAAGAGAGAAGTCTATAGAGTCATATCTGAAGGAGCAAGTAGAAAAGCTAGGGGGCAAGTGTTATAAGTTCGAATCTCCTGGCACTGCCGGTATGCCGGACCGCATCGTCGTGTATAAAGGCTGCGTCGTTTTCATCGAAACGAAACGACCGGGGGCCAAGCCTCGAAAGCTGCAGCAGGAAAGAATTAAAGAGCTAATAGCTCAGCATGTACCAGCCTTTAGTATCGATACTAAAGACAAGGTGGATAATCTGATCATGCGACTAAGTATCGACGGTAACAGGTACCATGGCTAAGCACTTTATACCTCATACCTACCAGCAGATATGCCTGGATCACTTAGACAAGACGAAGAAAGCAGCACTTTTTCTGGACTGTGGTATGGGTAAGACCGTAGTAACCGAGACGTACCTGTGGACTTTATTCTACGACTACTTTAAGGACGATGTATCTAAAGTGCTGGTCATAGCTCCCAGGAAAGTGGCCGAGGATACATGGACAGGAGAACAGGATAAGTGGGACCACTTAAGCGAGCTACGATTTTCTAAGATACTTGGAACACCTAAGCAGCGCATGAAAGCCCTGGAAAAAGATGCAGATATATACATCATAAATCGAGAAAACGTAGCGTGGCTCGCAGCTGGCTTCGAGGATAACTGGCCTTTCGATATGGTCGTTATCGACGAGCTATCCTCTTTCAAGTCTCCGGACTCCGACAGGTTTAGGGCAATGAAGCAGGTAGTAGACTCTGGGAAAGTAAAATATTTTGTGGGGCTAACCGGTACCCCTCAGCCTAGAGGTGTAGAGGATCTATGGGCTCAGATGTACCTGGTAGACCAGGGAGAACGACTAGGCAAGACGTTTACAGGGTTTAGGGCCAAGTATTTCAACAAGGAGCTAAGACAGGAAGTCGTACGGGTAGGAAATGTGTATAAGACAAGATACTTCAACGACTACACGCCAAAAGAGGGGGCAGAGAAGAAAATTCACGAAGCCATAAGCGACATCGTGATAAGTCTATCTGCTAAGGACTGGCTAGACGTACCGGAGGCCATGTACATATATCGCAAAGTGAAGCTATGCCAAAAGGATCTAAAAAAGGTTAAGGAGTTCCAAAGGGAGAAAGTCCTGGAGCTCGAAGATATAAGCATCACAGCAGGATCGGCCGCACAGGTAAGTCAAAAGCTGCTGCAGATAGCTAATGGTGCCATCTACGACGAAGATCATAACGTGCATGAGATCCATGACGCCAAGCTGGAGGAGCTGGAGGCCATCATCGAAGAGGCGAACGGAAAGCCGGTAATGGTCTTCTACTGGTTCCAGCATGATGCCGAAAGAATTAAAAAGCGCTTGAAGAAGCAGAAACTAATAATTTCAGATCTTAAGGAGCAGAAAGACCGTATAGCCTGGAATGCTGGAGAGGTCGATATAGCCCTTGTACACCCAGCCTCTATGGGACATGGGCTTAACTTACAGGACGGAGGCAACATCATCGTATGGTTTTCCATGACGTTCGACCTGGAAATATACACACAGGCTAACGCTCGTCTACACCGTCAAGGCCAGAAGCAGAAAGTGCTGATACACCATATCGTCTGTGAGGATACCTGCGATGAGGTAGCACTCGAACGCTTAGAGGCTAAGGACGGCTCACAAAAGAGACTGATGGAGAGACTTAAAGCTAGGCTGAGACAAGAGGAGGGATAGCCTATGACAAACGCAGAAAAATATGCAGAACAGCTGGCGCAGTTGATAGACCTTGACACCGGAGAGAATGTCTGCTTTGTGTTCGGCGCAGGGGGACTGTGTGGCATGTGTCCTCTCAAAGGTGTTTGTAACAATGTCAAGAAGCTGGAGGAATGGCTAAAGCAGGAGGCACAGGGAAATGGGTACTAGGCCAAAACACCGAAACGGCTATGTCGTACTGCGACACAGGACAAGGCCCGTGATGCATACGGCAGAGCTGAGCTGGTTCATGGACATGCCGAAATGGCGCAGGATCAAGTTTTTAAGAAACTGGGAGGTGGTCCGGATATGTGGATAGCAGCGATAATATTATTGGCGTTAACATGGATATTAATATCTTTTGCGATATGGGCCGTCGTATACGGCGGTGCGATGAATGATGCAGACAGATACGAGGAGGGGAACCCTGATGGACCTGATACTAAAAAAAGCAAGCTTTCCGATAAGGGCAAATAAGTTTGACGGCGTCGATGAGAAAGGTCGAATAATCTACAAACCTGTTTTAAGCGTTGTACACGGTCAAATTTTTAGCTACCTAGGTGTAACATGGGGAACATACAAAAAATTGCACATACACGACTCTAGGCGTAAATATGACCACGTTTTAGTGGATCTAGAAACCGGAAAAGGGCTGTACACGGCTGGACGCAGATCTTTCATGCTCGAAGACTTGAAAACGGCCAGCATGAGACAGGACCTGTCGGAATATCTGGGCAGTAAGGAAAGAATCAGGGATATAGAGACTTTTAGAGAATTGAAGAAAGGAAAGAGATAGCATGAAGAAACAGACAGTATATGCGGTGCTTTCCCACTATGACAAGGAGGGGCATAAGAGCCGCTCCGTTGTCGAAGTGAAAGCAGAAATCTTTACATATAGGGGCCATAATTTTGCCATATATCGAAACTTTGAAAACTACGACGATATTAAGCGAAAATGGATAGTATTAGACTTAGCGTCCGGCAAGATCTACGTCAATGGTAGGACGAAAAAGGATGCGCTTAATCATGCCTGCGGGCCGTTGTTTGATAAATACGAGGAACTTATCAAAGGAGACACTTATAAGGCGCTGTGCGAGGAGTACCAGACGCTCATAGCAGTGTATAAAGGAGGTGCAGACGATGAAACCGTGCAAAGACGTTACGCCTAACTTACCGGTAAACGTGAAGATCGCAGAGAGCCAGGACGAGTACCAGACGCTCTGCGCTCATAAGGTAGCAGGACCGTGCGGAGCTACTTGCTTCGCCGTTGAACTAGACGAACAGGAAATAGAGCAGATTAAGGTCTCTAAGCGTTTGTATGTTAGTATGCTTACTTTCAATAGGCCTATGCAGCCGATTTTTATTACCGGAGACTCAGAAGTCATAGAGCAGGTAATGGAGCATTATAGAGAACAGTATAAAGGAGCCTGGGAGCCATGCGAGTAAGTGGGATAGTAAGCCAGGACGGTATGAAGACCATAGAGGAGATAAGCAAGCTGCAGCTCGTCAAGTTTGTTCACACTAAACCAAATGGGATGAAACGTCGAGGCTATGCCCTGGTGGCGCAGCCCGGTAACGTAACGCTCGGGGAGTTCGTGGACTTTCTGGGAGCCAAGCTTGCAAAAGACAAGGTAGTGGAAAAAGTGCAGCGCATGGGCGCATATGCCTTTGTGCTCGTACCGGAAGATAAAGCAAAATTAAGACAGGAAAGAGAAGCGTGCAGATTATGATCCGCGCGCTTTCCCATCATCATGAAGAGGAGGATAATAACATGGGAGACATCACAGTGAGCACAGCGGAGGCCGAAGTATTGAAGAGACAGCATATCAAGCACGAGATGCTTGACTACAAGTTTTACTTGTCAAAGCAGGAATGGCTGGAAGAGAAGATCGCCCGACTGGACTATAAGCTGAGCGGTGCCGTATCCGCTGCACCGTTTGGCGGGGGCATCGGTTCCGTATCTTCCATCAAGGACAGCTGGATAACTGTCGCGCTCGCAGAACAAGAAGAACTGCTGGAGGAAAAGAAAAATTATGACAAGCGAGTCAATGATGTAGAGTCATGGCTGGGCATGCTGGACGAAGAGCTGTATAATATCGTGCATCTGTATGTCATCGTCAATGGATGCAGCGATGTGGAGAAGTGTGTCGATGAGCTTGGTCTGACCAATTCTAAGAAACTTCTAAGAGCGGTAGAGCGTGCTTTGTCCATAATTTGCGAAAAAATTTAAAAAATGTCTACCATTCCCGGGGTTTTGGTGCTATACTGATATCATGGAATGATTGTAGAAGAGGCACCCGATGTTGCCTCTTTTTTCATTTTATCAGAGAGGAGGTGTGAACATGGATAGCAGAGAAAAGAGCTTAGCAAACCTAAGGCCAGTAAGGAACTCAGAAGAAGCCAGAGAACGTGGAAGAAAAGGCGGCATCAAGAGCGGAGAGGCGCGCAGGAGGAGAAAAAGACTAAGAGAGACCGTATCCATGCTTCTGTCACTTCCTCCTGGATTTTCCGAGCAGAAAAATGCACTGATGGCACTGGGCATCGATGAGGCGGATTGCAATAATCAAACACTTGTAGCCATATCGATGATACAGGCTGCAGCCGCCGGAGACGTCAAGGCCGCTACATGGTTGAGGGACACTGTGGGAGAAAAACCGACGGACAAGGTAGAAGCCAGCGTGCAGAGAGTTAATCCGCTGGATGAAAAGCTGGCAGACCTAAGCACAGAAGAGTTAAGAGAACTGGCTGGGCTAGACGATGAATGAGCTGCCGAGAGTGCGTATCCAGCAAAGAGCAAGGATACAGGCCGCACGTAACGACTTTTTTTCTTACTGCCAGGTAACGGCCGGCGATTTTTACAAACCGAGTAGAAAGTATCTAGTCAAGACCTGCAAGGAAATGCAGGCCTTTTTATTTTCCGACGACGACGTGCTCGTCATATGCGAACCGCCGCGACATGGAAAGAGCAGAACCGCCGGAAAGTTCGTAGAGTGGACGCTTGGCCAGGATAGAACGAAAAAGATCATGACAGGGTCGTATAACAGTACGCTATCCACGACTTTCTCTAAGAACGTACGAAATAACATAGACGAGCAGAAAGCTGATGAGGAAAAAATCATTTTCTCGGATATTTTTCCTGATGTAAAAATCAAGTATGGGGATGCTGCTAAAGACATGTGGAGCGTAGAGGGTGGATACAACTCTTATCTTGCAACTTCCCCAGGAGGAACCGCTACGGGTTTCGGTGCAGACCTACTTATCCTGGACGACACCATCAAGAACGCCTACGAAGCGCACCACGAGGGGCGCAAGCAGGAAATATGGGACTGGTTCACGGATACCATGCTGTCCCGACTTGAGACCGGTGGCAAGATCATAATCATCATGACGCGCTGGGCCACGGACGATATGGCTGGCAGAGCACTTGAGGACCTGCCAAAAGCTGGCTACAAGGTACGACATATCAATTTTAAAGCTGTGCAGGATGATGGCTCTATGTTATGTGAAGAAGTGCTGAGCCGTGCCGATTTCGACAAGAAAAAAGCGACCATGGGAGAGGACATCGTGGAAGCTAACTACAATCAGAACCCAATTGACCTAAAAGGACGATTATACGAGGAGTTCAAGACATACAAGGAACTGCCTCCGTATTTTGAATATACACGAAGCTACACCGATACGGCCGATGAGGGAAGCGACTACCTAGTGACGATCATATACGGCGTGTATTTGGACTGTCTCTATATTCTCGACATCTACTTGTCGCAGGAAAAAAACGAAGTGACAGAAGAGCCCAATGCGGCAATCCTGGCGAGAAATAACGTAAACCTAGCAATTATAGAGTCAAATAATGGAGGTAAAGGCTTCGCCAGAAACGTAAGACGTATCCTTAAGGAAAAATTTCCTAAGAAACGCGTAAGGGTGCGCTGGTTCCATCAAAGCAAAAACAAAAAAGCACGTATCCTCTCAGAAGCTCCGACCGTCATGGAAAAGGTCATCATGCCGTATAACTGGAGAGAGCGCTGGCCGGAGTTTAAGGAGCAGATCTTTAAATACCAAAAAGAGGGTAAAAACGAACACGATGACGTCCCAGACTGCTTAACTGGATGCGTCGAGACTTATAAGATATCCGGTACCAAGGTACTTAAGGGAGAAGAGTAAGGAGGAAATAAAATGCCGCTAACGATCGATGAAAAGAAAGATATCATGCAGCGTATCATAGACGACCAGCCTAGACGCCGTCAAATTGCCATAGCCAGGGAATATTACTACATTAACAACCCTATTTTGCGACGAGGCGTATTGCTGGAGACGAAAGACCTGCTAAGGAAAGCAGACAATCGAATACCACATAATTTCCATCAGCTTATCACGGATGAAGAGGTCGATTACCTGCTAAGCTACGCGCCTATCGTAGACATCGGAGAGGAAGAAGCCAACAAGGCCGTAACGGCGGCACTGGGGGATAATTTCTTAAAGATTAGTCGCACACTAGACGTAGAAGCCTGTAATAGTGGATGTGCCTGGCTGCACTACTGGGTAGATGTGACCAAGAAATCCCTTGTATACGCATCGGTTCCAAGTGATCAGATCATACCGATAATGGCCGACAGTCTGGAGCATAAAATGGACAAGCTGATACGCTACTACATGATCACAAAGACAGAGGGGGCTACCAAGAAAAATTACACTCGCGTAGAATTGTGGGACAGCTCGAAATGCGAGTATTTTCTACTGCCTGGAGATCTAAACAGTGCATCTCTCCTCCCGTCGCAGACAGAGGATGAGGGAACGCTGTTTCACATGTTCGGACGCATTCCTTTTATCGCTTTCCCCAATAACAACCGATACCAGGGATGCTTAAGCAAGTATAAAGGACAGATAGACGCCTACGATATCGTAGTTAGCGGATATGTCAACGACGTTATGGACATTCAGCAGGTTATTTATATCCTGGAAAACTACGGAGGTACCGACCTTAGTGATTTTATCGACGACCTGAAAAGATTTAAGACCGTAGCCGTAGGAGACGATGGTATCGATGGAGCTAAAGGGGACCTGCGAACCTTGACTATAGACATTCCTGTAGAAGCTAGAAACAGTCTGATAGACACACTAAAGAAAGAAATCTATACATCAGGCCAGGCACTGAGCAGAGACGTTACGTCGGTAGGCAATGCGTCCGGAGAGACGCTTAAGTTTTTCTACCGTGACCTGGACTTAAAGGTAGGGGATAAAGAAGTAGAATTTACTGCAGGTTTCAGAGAACTCATCCGAGCCATCTGCGAATATCATAATATTGCTATCAGCGCTCCTATCAGCATTACATTTACACGTAATCGTATCAGCAATGACCTGGAAACCGCGCAGATCTGCAAGGACTCTGTGGGCGTCGTACCTCTTAAACTAATCTGGAAAAATCATCCATTTGTAGATAACCTGGAAGAGTGCCAGGAACTGTGGGACGAAGAACACAAAGAAGAAGAAATCTACGATAACCGCATTATCGATAATACAAAAAAATCGGGTAAAGAGGGATAGCTCATGACCAGCGCAGAATACTGGGCAGAACGTGAAAGACAGAAGCAGGAACGCGTAGACGAGATAACGGACGAACAGATCGAGAAGATACGAAAGGCCATAGCAGACATTATAGACGCACTGGACAAAGAGATTCACAGAATATACATGAAATACGCGGTGGATAACAAGATGGAGTATGCAGACGTGCTGCGTTATCTCACAGACGACGAGAGAGCGGAATTTCAGCGAGATCTAAAATATTACATCGAAAAATACCATGACCCGGAATATGTGAAGAAATATCAAAAGGAGCTGCACTCGCTTTCAGTTAGAGCAAGGGTGCAACGCATAGAGGCTTTTATAGCTAATATCAAACAACACGCCTCGGACCTGGAGGAAATGCTCAACCGCGGTGTGCGAGAAGAGATAGAGTCCGTGTACACAGAGGGCTATCTAAGGACGCTGTATGACGTTGCGGGAAATGACATACCGGAGCCTAAGCAGGTCATACCAGCCTTTGACCCTGTGGTCGTTAGGGAAATCATGGAAACGCCCTGGAGCGGTAAGAACTACAGTAAAAAAGTGTGGGATCTATCCGGAAACTTCGCAGATAAGCTGGAAGAAGTCTTGACACAGGGACTTATCCAGGGAAAGCATCCGGACGTCATAGCCAGGGAATTTAGGGCGCTAGGCTTTGGAAAGACCGGTAAGGGTGGAACTGCCTGGCGGGCAGAAACGCTCATACGCACGGAGGCTGCCAATGTAATAGAACAGGCACAGCTCAACTGCTACAAGGAGCTGAACACGAAGCGCTACGTCTTCATGACTTCCAAGGATTTTAGGGTATGCTCCGTGTGCGCAGAGCTCAACGGCAAGGACTTTCCCGTAGAGGACGCCAGGGCAGGCAAGAACTATCCGCCTATGCATCCTATATGCAGATGTACGACCAGAGCCAAGACCCGTTATGACGACGAGGACGAAAGCCAGTACGACCTGCCATACGACAAATGGTACGAAAAATACGTACAGCCGGAACTCGACAAGATGGATGCAGAAAAGGAGCTTGCGAAAATCTCAGAACCCGCAGGTAAAGTACAAATAGGTAAAGAAGAAATAGAAGCAAACTTCGGCGAGTTATTAACTGATGATGTTATTTTTATGAAAGAGCGCATGGCTCATGCAAGGGACAGACACCCAGAAGCCTACGATTTTGTAATGAAGCATTATAAAGAGGGTATATTAGATCCCGACTTAATATATGAAGATCACAAAAACGCTCGCAGTGTTATTTACGTTAAAAACTTTACCGATAGCTCGGAGGCACTTTATATGCGTCTTGTATTAGCCGGAGACAATCCTAACTATAAAAACTCGATAATTTCGGGTCACATGGTAGGAGAAGATACACTAAAAAGAATTAAGAAGAAAAACAAGCTTCTTTACAGTAAACTTAAAAAGTAGTATATTATAAGTGAAGAAGATATGCCCCGAGGATAGAGAATGTAGCAGCTATCACACCCTTTGGGTCAAAAGGAATGCGGGACGGGCTACACCCGCCGGGGCACCTTATAAGAATATGCAGACGCTAGAATATGCAGACGCTCATAACGGGCGTCTTTTTCTTTAGGAGGGGTAAGAATGGTAGATATATACTTTACCTTAAAGACGATAGGTCTAGCTATAGGGCTTATCTCAATGGTGGCTATTATAATCACGGCTATTGTGGTTGTAGGAATAGATTATTTTAAAAGCAGTTAGGAGGAGCAAGCATGGAGTCAAATAGATTACTAAGAGAAATACTCGCGGAACTGAAAAGCATAAATAAAAAGTTAAGTGCCTTAACACTTAACCTTGAAAAAGATGCTAAAATCGATATCTCTAAGCTTCGTCTTGATGAAGCCATCCATGATACTCTTTCAGAATTTGAAGAGTAAGAGTAAAATTACTTATGAATAATACCTCTGTAGCATTCTCAAGAGATATTTTGTTATCTTTAGTATGTTGATAAAACAGGTATTTATCTACAAAAAAGTACAAAAATGTATTGAAATAGTACAAATATGTACTATAATAAAGGTACAAGATAAAAGGAGATGCTTAATATGAGTGAAAAATTATTTGTTAGCGACGAAGCCCTGGAAAAATATGGATACGCTTATTTTAACGGTATGGAAGCAGACGACTATGAACTGATTGCAGAAAACGAACCTAAAAAGTTAGAAGACGGATTACTGGTGTGCCGTGATGATATGTACGACATTTACCTATCTGTTAGCGAAACGGACGAGTCATTTAACGATATTGAAGACATTGCGGACATAATCTATATCGATGCGCATGTCGATGTATTCAATATGAGAGTTATCTGCGAAAGAGCAGGCGTAGGCTATTCAACTTTTAGAAACTGGAAATCTGCAAAATACAAAGGACTCAACTCATACAAGGTCGAGAGGCTTGTTGAGGAAATGAGAAACGCAGCAAACTAGTTCGGCGAAAAGCTGGGACTTTTAGAGGCTATAAGCCTACAGGGGGCTAAACTTCTCCCTTTTTATTTGATAACAAGCACGCTATGCTCGGCGTGCTTTTTATATTGTCCGTCGCTGGCGGGTGGACGTAAAACAACGGCCGGAATTTATTCCCAGGAGAAGCAAAACTCGTAAAAAGCGTAGGAGGTAAGTAGGACATGAACTTAATCGAGCAATTTAAAGCATTTTTAAAGGCCCAAGGCTTAGAGGACGCCACTATCGAGAACATCGTAAAAGGCATGCCTGGCGCTAAAATCTATCTATCTGCACAAGAAAAGATAGACGAACGCTACAATAAGCTAAAAGGGCAGAAAGAGCTGTTAGATGAGCAGTTAAAAACCGCTAACGGCACGATCGAAACGTTGAGAAAAGACAACGGATCAAATGAAGCGCTGCAGGGAGAAGTCATAAAGTATAAAAATGACTTGGCAGCATTACAGGACAAATACGACAAGGACGTCGTAAAGGTAGAGAAGAAGCAGCAGATCATCGATGCACTCAAGAAAGAGGGAGCTACCCACGCAGATCTGTTGGCTGCGACTATCGACCTGGACGCCATCGAACTTAAGGACGGAAAGATCTCTGGGCACAAGGACATTATCAAAAAGTTAAAGGAAGATAACAAGGACCTGTTTAAAGAAATCGACCCAGAGGATGGCAAAGCTGGAAAAGACGGTAACGGTGGAGGAGGAGATCCATACGTGTACACTCCTGCGGGAGGTAAAGATGGAGCGCAAACACCGGTAGACATTTTCTCAGCTATGGCAGAATTTTCAGTTCATAAATAAGAAAGGAGAGAAACATTATGCCAGTATTAAAAGACCAGTTAAGCGGTTTTGTACCTACGGACAAAGCTGCGGGTATCATGGGCCTTGTTGCAAAAGGCTCTGCGCTGATACCGCAATCAAAACTAGAACCTATGACAGCCCCAACAAAAGAGTTTACTTTCTGGGCTAACACGCCAAGTGCATACTGGGTAGGAGAGGGTAAACGTATCAAGACATCTGCAGCTACATTTTTAAATGCTAAAATGGAAGCGCACAAAATTGGTGTCATTATCCCTACAACGAAAGAAAAACTAAACGATACGATCATTAATATCTTCGAGGAAATGAAGAAACCGGTAGCAGACGCTATCCAGCAGAAATTTGACATGGCAGGACTTTTCGGTATCGACTCGCCTTTCCAGTTCAATATCTTCGACAATGCTGTTAAAAATGAAATGTTTGTCGTAGACGGGACGAACGAGTCTCTAGACCTGGATGTATCAGACGTTATGGCCTTGGTAGAAGATGAGGGCTTAGACGTTAACGGGTTCATCGCACACACAGGTATCAAGAACCGCTTGCGTAAATTGCGTGATGCAGATGGAAACCAGTTATACGTACAGGGCGTAAGCACTACAGAATTGTATAGCGTACCTATCACTTTTGCGAAAGGAAAATCTTCCTTTGACCGAGAAAAAGCACAGTTATTCGCTGGAGACTGGGACAAGTCTTTAGTAGGTGTGTACCAGGGATTACAGTATGAGACCCTGAGAGAGGCTACTTTACAGGATACATTATGGACTGACGGTAAACCTTTATCTTTGGCAGAGCAGGACATGATCGCGCTTAAAGTCACAGCACGTTTCGCTTTCTTGCCTGTTCACGAAAAGGCCTTTGCGGTATTGGCCACAAAGGACACTACACCGGGACAGTTAGTAAATATCCCTATTGCTTCATATCCTAGCTTAACTGTAGTAGGTAAGACGATCATTATCGGTGCAAAAGCGCAGGAGTCTAATTCATTGCTGTATAAGATTGGCGACTCTTTGACAATGCCTAAATACCACGAGGTATTAACTGCAGAAAGCGACGGCTGGAAAGCATGGGACGGTACTGCAGAAATCGCCGCAGAGGATAATGAGGTCGTTATCGTTGCTGAAATCGACAGTACAGGCAAGGCTTTAAAAGCCGGTAAAGCCGTAATCAAAGTAAAATAACAGGAGGATGAAACTATGCCTAGATACGTAAAAGACGGGCGTATTATCTTCGCCTCAAATAAAGCGTATGAGATACTTTACAAAGGCCAGGGATATTTACCCTATGAAGAAGAAAAAACGCCACAGGAAGCAGGAGAACAAGCTGGAGAGGAAGAAAACGGAAAAGAACCGCAAAGGGGAGATACCGGAGTGGGTATAGACCCGAATGGGGATAAGGACGATTATTCCATCGAGTCTATGATGCCGACAGAGTTAGAGGGGATAGATCCTAACGACCCTATGCTTGCAGCTAAGGTAGGACTGCTTTCTTATGATGATTTAAAAGACGCAGCTAAAGCACTAGGTATCCCTAAACCGGCAAACACTAAAAGAGAGAAACTCGCAGAGCTTGTTATCGAAGCGTTAGAGGCTAGAAATGCTTAACGAAAACCTAATAAAACAGATCGTCGCCATTATTGTAAAGAAGCCTGGAAAAGAAGAACTTACCCAGGAAAACCTAAAAGAGGCTATCGAAAGGGCGGCGATACAGGTTAGCCGTTTCTGCAGGTTGCGTATCATTCCAGACGAGCTTAGATATATTCTGGCCGACATGGCTGCGGATATATACGATATGGATACCTATAACCCAAAAGCAGACGCTGAGGAGGACGACTTCTCAGAACGCGTAAAATCTATCAAGCAGGGGGATACGACTATCGAACTGGCCACTGAGGCCAAGGTCGTACCTTGTGCAAATATGGCTGAAGTAATGAAAAAGTACCAGAGCGATCTATTACCTTATCGAGGAATATTCTGGAGGTAGTCTATGGACGTTGGACTTAGAAAGTATGTAGAGAAGATCTACACGGACAAGCTGACAGTCTTAAGATATGTCGAAAAAGAAAATGATGATGGTACGACGGGAGAAGTGCTAGACGACTCAAAAGAGCTTGTCGGTATTCCCTGCCATATATCTGCGCTAAAGCCGGACGAGTACGACCAGGAACACTGGGACGTAGATATGGTAGAAGCACGCGTTAAGGTCTATCTTTCTCCGGAAGTTAGGCTGGTCAAAGGGGATGAGGTCATAGCAGACAAGTACCTGGGGCGTACCAAGGTAGTACAGACCTATAAAGGGAAAGTTGGAGATCCGATGGTTTACGATCTAGCGCAGGAGTTTGTCCTTTTGGAAAGCAGAGTAAAATCCAGTGCCAGTTGATTACAAAGAGCTAAAGAAACTCTACGAGGGCTATGTTTCTGCAGCTGAGGAGCTGGATGAATGGCTTAAAAGCTTCTTGCTAGAAAATGCCCAGTGGCTTCTGGGAAATGTAAAGGACAGAACTCCTGTAGATACCGGTAATCTGCGCAGGAGATGGCGTATTACCAACGTCTACAGACTGCCGGGCAACAAGCTGGGCTTCGTCTTGGCGAATGATGCGGATTATGCAAGCTATGTAGAATATGGGCATGCTACCCGAAATCGCAAGAACTGGGTAGAGGGATACTACATGGCCACGATAAACATAGCCAAATTAGAGGAACGTCTGCCCAAACGTTTTAATAAAGAGTTTTCGCTCTTTTTGAAAAGACATGGGGTGCTATAAATGGATAATACAACTCTAAAAGCGTGTATTACAAAAGCGCTTAAGAAAGAATTTCCTAACTGTAAGATATACAGAGACAAGCAGGGGTCTAATGTAAAGCTCCCTGCTTTTTTCGTAAGGTATCTTAAAGTCTTGCAAATCAAGGCAGGCTTTGATTTTTACAGGCAAAGCTACCTTGTAGAAATAAGATACCGGCCAGAGGAAGAGCTGGCTAAAAATGAATTAAGTACGCATTTAGACTTAATAGGAGGTCAAGTAGCAGATCTTCTGCGAGTGGTTAGAGGAGACAACTTCTCAGCTCGTGCAGAAAACATGGACTGCGAGACCTCTGATGGGGTGCTTGTTGTATTGGCTTCCTACGATATCAAGAAAAGGATAGTTCCGGCGCAGGCCCCTTATATGCAAACACTAAAAGAAAATGTCAAAAAAGTTTAGAAAACAAAGGAGGTAAGACGGTATGTCAAATGCAGGAGTATGGAACGGGCAGACGAAAGTGCGCCCAGGTGCATATATCAATTTCAAAGCGGTACGTAACGTTAACGTCTCTGCGAGCGATAGAGGTATCGTGGCCTTGCCGCTGGCTCTTGGATGGGGCCCGGAAGATAAGGCAGTAGAGGTAACGGCCGCAGAGATTGCCGACGGCACTTTTACTAAAAAGTTAGGCTGTACCATCGACGACCCTGCTGTACAGCCTCTTGTAGAGGCGATGAAGTATGCAAGCAAGGCTTTGGTCTACTCTTTGACTACGGGGGGTGTAAAAGCCAGTGCAACTATAGGGGACTCGGAAGAGTTGAGCGTAACAGCTCGATATAGTGGTACTAAGGGTAATGCTATTACCATTGCCATAAACGAAACTTCTACATCAGAGGTGTTTGAGGTAGTGACTCTTTTAAATTCGATTACAAAGGATCGCCAAACTGCCAGAAACATCGAGGAGCTGAAAGCCAACGACTTTGTAGAGTTTTCTGGTACAGGTAAGTTAAAAGCCAACGCTGGCACAAAACTTACAGGCGGTACGGATGGAAGCATCACGACAACAAGCTTTAGTAATTTCCTTGCCGCTATCAAGGATAAAAAATGGAATACGGTAGGGCTTCCTCTTAATGGCGTGGATGGAGAAACACTTAACGCTACTGTGGCTCCTTATATCAAGTCATTAAGAGACGCCGGACGTAAAGTGCAGGCCGTAGTTAACAACTACCCTAGCGCGGACTCAGAGGGCGTAATCTCTGTAGACCAGGGATACCGCACGGAAACAGAAACAGTAGATGTAGATGCTTTTGTCGGAATGGTAGCCGGTTTAACAGCAGGTACGCCTATCAATCAGTCAAACACTTACCGAGTGATTACAGGTGCGCTGGAAGTCATCAATCCTAAGACTGACGAAGAAATCGAGGCAGGCATCCAAAACGGCTGCTTCATGCTTTCTTATCGACAGGATGGAGCGGTAGTTATTGAATCCGATATTAATACCTTGGTAAATGTCGGAGTGGATAAAAACGACTCTTTCAAGAAAAATCGTGTGATTAGGACGCTGGATGATATTGCGACGACGGTTAGATCTACTTTTGAAAACAGCTTTATCGGTAAGGTAACTCGTAACGAAGCGGGCAAAAACGCTTTTAAGGCTGCTATCATTAAGTATTTCTCAGAGCTGCAGAACATGGAAGCCATTCAAAACTTTACTTCTGAGGATGTAGAAGTGCTAGACGGGGAAAGTATCGACGCTATTGTCGTAAACGTATCAGTACAGCCATTAGATAGCATGGAAAAGCTATACATGACTGTAACAGTAAACTAGGAGGTGCGTAAGAAATGTCAAATACAATTCTAAACATCAAGGACACGGTCAATGGTGGAGAGGGCATCGTCCAGATGGAAATCGAGGGAAACCTTGAGACCCTTTTCCAGGTAAAAAATGTAGAGGCTTTTATCAATAAAAATAAGGACGCTTTACGTGTAGCCGGATCGCACTGGGAACATAGTAAACTAAAGTCCATTAATGGTACAGGAAGCTGTACTATGTACTATATGACGTCTACTTTTGTTAAGCTGGCACAGCGCCTGGCCAAAGAGGGTAAAGACTTCGACTTTGATATGATCATCACTAATGAGGATAAAGAAAGCTCTGTGGGTAAGCAGACCACAGTATTAAGAGGCTGCAACATGGATAAGATCCTAGTAGCAAAATTCGATATTGATTCAACCGCATTAGAAGAGGACTTCGACTTTACCTTTATGGATATGGACGTCCTGGACGAATTTACAAAACCAAGTTATTTCTAAGAGCTCGCTTTTTGTGGGCTCTTCTTTACTTTTTGAAAACTAGATAGGAGGAAAAAGACAATGACAAAAGAAGTCGAAAACACAGCAGTAGAAAAAGCAGTAAGTTTGGAGGACTTTTTGCTTAATAACCCTATTAATTTAGAGGATGAGGTTAAGATCTCCGATCGTATCCCTTTCAGCTTTAAAATTAAGGCTATGGATAACGAGCTATACGGGCAGTTACAGAAAAAGCATACAAAGATGTACCGCAAGGGAAAAATGACTTTTGACAGTGCGGGATTTAACATTGGTCTAATCTTAGAGTGCTGTGTAACACCTAACTTTAAAAGTGCTGACTTTGTTAAAAAAGCTGGTGTCTTAACTCCAGAGGATGCTGTACGAAAAGTGCTGCTTCCGGGGGAAATCATCAACCTTGCTGGATATATCCAGGAGCTAAGTGGCTTCGATAAAGACACAGAAGAGCTTAAAGACGAAGTAAAAAACTCTTAAAGGAGAGAGACCCGGATACGTGGTATGCTTACGTATGCTTACAGCGTTTTGGCTGGGAGCCAAGTAAGTATATGGGACTCTCTCTTCGCGAGAAAGTCACGGTCGTAGCTTTTATCGAAGAGTTGTCAAAAGAGGAAAAGAAAGCTCAAAGAAGCAGTTAAGAATAGGAGAAATTTATGACAACAGTACGAAATGCTATCTATATGCAGGATCGTATGTCGCCCGTATTCGATAAGATGCTCGTCGCCATGCAAAAGACGCTAAGCGTTATGGAGGGGCTGGATCAAGCAACCGCAGGAGCTATGTCTGACACGGCAAGTATCAAGCAGGCCCAGGCTGCTATAAATTCTGCCCGAAATGACGTTATCAAGATGCAGACCGAGCTTGATGCTCTCAACAACAAAAGGGTAAGCGTAGCCATCGATGTGGCCAAGAACGATGCACAAATGCATAGCTGTTACAAAGGTAGCGCTAAGCCGGACGTGTCGGCGGCCCAGGCTGCGGGTACACCGCCCGCAAGTCTTTTTGCACCGGCTGTACAAAAAGGTGTCTTTACGCCGCTTACCGAAGAGGCAGAAGAAGCTAACTCTGTTGCTTTTAAGCTGGAGAGAACGATTAATGGAATACGTGCGCCAAATGATCTAGCGGCTCCGTTCAGAAGTGCCGGAGCGCAAGGAAGCGCAGCAGGAAGAGCAATTGCATCCGCAATGGCCAAGGCTAAACAAAAAGCCGCGGATGTAGATGTAGAGGGCCTAAAAGTAACAAAAGCGTTAGCAGGTATCGATTACCAGGCTATCGCGCTGGGCCGTAACAACTTCGGACAGCAAATGAAAGAACAGCTAAATCGCGTAAACGATGAAGCGGACCGACTGGAAAAAAATCTTAATGATGTAAATGACGCATCTCAGAGAAGCGGTAGCGGTCTTAGACTGCTTAACTTATCGGCCGGTATTAGTTTGGCACGTCAAGCGTGGGACGCTGTATCTGGCAGTGCTGCTTACTTGGATAATCTAAGCCAGATACAGTCGAGACTTAACAATATCAACGATGGCTCTCAGAAAACGGCAGACCTAGAGGCAAAAATCATGGCTGCAGCTAACCGGTCAAGAGGTAACTATCAAGCTATGGCAGACTTCGTGGCCAAGTTGAACCTGCTAGCAGAGGATAGCTTTAAGTCAAATGACGAGGCCATAGCATTCGCAGAACAGCTTAACAAGATGTTTGTAGTATCTGGCACATCGGCTCAGGAAGCGAGTGCGGCAATGTATCAGCTAAACCAGGCAATGGCTTCCGGACGATTACAGGGGGACGAGTTTAGGTCTATTATTGAAAACGCCCCTATGCTGGCTAATGCTATCGCAGACTCTATGGGCAAATCAAAGGCGGAACTCAAGGAACTGTCTTCGGATGGAGCTATCACGGCGGATGTTATCAAGAAAGCTATGGCGGACTGTTCGGATGAAGTCAACCGACAATTCGAGCAAATGCCTATGACTTTTGGCCAGGCCATGAACCTGGTACAGAATACCGCCGCTGCTAAATTTCAGGAAGTGTCTAACTCGTTCTCGAAAATGATTAACTCAGAAGACATACAGCTTATAGCGGACGCCATCGGCGGAGCTATTACAACAGGAGCCTATATCGCACTTGGAGCGATTAACTTGTTAGCAGGAGCCATAGGCTTCCTGAGAAGTAACATGGAATGGATAGGGCCTATCATGAAAGGTCTTGCCGCCGTCTTAGGTATCTATACTGCGGCGCTTATTACCAATAAGATAGCCACTCTTGCTGCGGGCGTGGCGACAAAGATCATGACGATTGCAAAGCTTGCACATGTTGCAGCAACAGGTGGGGAGATAACGTCCACACTAGCCGTTACCGCCGCGCAGTACGGACTTAATACAGCGTTATGGGCCTGCCCAATCACATGGATCGTTATTGGTATCATTGCTCTTATTGCGGTTATCTACGCAGCCGTAGGAGCGATTAATCACTTCGCAGGCACATCCTACAGCGCAACTGGTTTTGTTGCTGGCGTATTTTTCGCGTTGGGCGCAGTTATCTACAACGTTTTCATGGCGGCCTACAATGTCATAGCCTGGTTCGTCAACTGGTTCGCTCGTATATGGAATAATCCGGAATATGCGGCACGATTAGCAATGGGAAACATTGCTAAAGGAATTCTGGATATGTGCATAGATGGGCTCAACAGCGTAAATAGTTTGGCCACATCGATTGCAAATGCGTTCGTATGGGCGGCCAATAAAGCCATAGGCGCGGTAAATGGTCTCATCAAACTACTTAATAAGCTACCCGGTATCAATATCGGGGAGGTTGGAGAAATCAGCTATAGCGATGGCGTATGGAACGGTGCTATCTCAGCCTTAAACGGCGCTAAATCCGATATTGACTCCTGGATAGGAGAAAAGCCCAAAGGATGGGATAACAATGTCCTGGACTATGGTAATTTTAAAGATATTGGCCAGTCTTTCCAAAACGGATATAACTGGGGTGCCGGTGTGGATAAAAAAGTAGGAGACTTTTTCGGAGGCCTGGAGGATATCGGTATCGCAGACTTCGGCGACAGAGCCTTTGATGGATTGGATAAGCTGGCATCTTCCGCTGGTAGCCCTACTATCTCGGGTGGTAAGCTCGATAAGATTGGGAAAATAGAGGATGACGTGGAGTTAAGTGATGACGATATCAAAATGCTTAAAGATATCGCGTCTACGAAATTCGTAAACAAATTTACGACATTGCAGCCGAACATGTCGGTTACTTTCGGAGACGTTCACGAGAATGCCGACGTAGACAAGATCATGGACGCTATCGAAACGATGACGGAGCAGGCCTTGGCTGAAACTATATTAGACGAGGAGGGATAGCATGGTAGAAATATTTATGGAATATGATAATCGTGTTGTCGCTCTTCCTGTGAACCCAGACAAGATTAATTTATCTAGGGAGGGTAACAACGAAACTACAGAGATCGTATCGCTTGGAGAAATCAATATGCTAAAAGCTCCAAAGCTTGCAGCCATGGAGCTTGAGAGCTTTTTCCCCGCTACAGCTGACGCGAGCTATGTGCTAACTAAAGGGGACTTCAAGCCCCCTAATTTTTATGTAGACTTTATCGAAAATGTAAGAAAAGTGAAAAAACCGCTTCGTTTAATTGTTTCTGATACGAAAATCAATCTTCTTTGTGCTATTGAAAGCTTCGAGTATGGCGTCCAGGCAGGGCCAGCTGGAGAGATATTTTATACGCTTAGCTTAAAAGAGTATCAGTCCTATGGTGTAAAAGAAGTAAAAGTGACAGACTACGGGTCCAATAGACCTAAGACCAAAAATGTCAACACGTCCGTAAGCGTATCTAAGCCCAAGCCGGCACCACCTGCTAAAAAGTCTGTTTATGCAGGATGTACTGTTATCGTAAACGGACAGCTGCATAGAGACTCTTACGGTGCAGGACCTGGGCAGTGGAGACGTAACTTTAAGGGAAAAATCAACTTTATTAACACTAAAGGGTCGCACCCTTACCACGTTACGACCATGTCCGGGGGCTGGCAGGGCTGGGTACTTGCTTCGGCCGTTGAGGTAGTCTAATGGAAAACGTAGAAGTAATTATCCAGCACTCAGAAACAAAAAACGGTAAACCTATAGCACTAAATATAACGCAGGTCGTAAACTCTATTGCAGTTACTACCTATCTGGAATTGAAGCCAGGAAAGCTAGAGCTGGAACTAAAGCCGCTGGATAGCTTAGAGTGGGTAGCACTAGGAGCCTTAGTTACTGTAAAGGTCGGTAGCGAAAAGCTGTTTTTCGGTTACGTCTTTAAGTTTGATGTGAACGAAAGCAGGAGCTGTACCATTACAGCCTACGATCAAATGAGGTACTTACAGTGTAAGGATACTCTTGTAACTAAGAACGCTACGGCCAGCGATATTTTTAAACAGATCTGCGAGGGTTACGGCATCAAATATAAACTTGTCGCTAAAAGCCCTCACATTTTGGCTAAACGCATTAATGATAACAAAGCATACGCAGACATGATCGCATATGCGATAGATAAGACGCTTATAGATACTAACTTATGGTACTTTATTAGGGATAACTGGGGCACGTTGGAATTTTTAGACCTATACGACGAGCGTACTAATATTGCTATCGGGGACGCTTCTCTTTTATCTGAGTTTTCATACTCTACGAGCATAGACTCGGATACCTATAACCAGGTTAAGCTCGTTAAAGAAAACAAGGACACAAAGAAAAGAGAGATCTACATCGAAAAGGATTCAACCAATATCAACAGGTGGGGTACTTTGCAGTATTATGAAGTCGTACAGGAAAACATGAACGACGCTCAGATACGCACAAGAGCAGATATGCTCCTGGAGTATTATAACAAGCCTAAGCGCACTCTTAAGTTAGGAAAATGTCTAGGTAATTTTAAGATTAAGGCTGGTCGTAGCTTCGTACTGCTTATCAATGACCTTAAAACAGTCGTACCATATAACCAGTACGTTATCTGCAGCAGCTGTACACATAAAATTACTAATGACACCCACGTTATGGAGCTGGAGGTGCTTATATAATGCCTGGAGGAGATAGACTTCTCAATGTGATGAAACAAGTAAATAAGAGGACCAACCCACCTACGAAGAATACGGACGTCGTATATGGAGTGGTAAAAAAGACTAATCCTTTAACTGTACTTGTGGATAATCGCCTAGAATTAACAGAGGATTTTCTGATCCTCTCTCCTCTATGTTATGCTGCGGGGTTTAACTTTGAGATTGGGAGCCACTCGCACAGTATTTCCGTGTCAAAGGTTAGCCAGGCTGGGCATACGCATAGCTTAGAGGGTAAAGAAACATCAGAAGCTGGTGGTATCAATACTACACCGACTTGTTTTCGGCATTTTTCAACAGTACGTCATAAGCTTCCTGATCATGTTTCTTGA